TTCCGTTCTGATGGAAAAGGCAATCTTTGGCCCTCCGGGCACAGGCAAGACAACCACACTTCTCAACATCGTGGACGAGGCGCTACAAGGCGGCATGGATCCGACGCGGATTGCGTTTGTTTCATTTAGCCGCAAGGCGGCAGACGAGGCACTATCTCGTGCGAAAGAAAAGTTCGGCTATACGGAGAAGCAGCTTGTCTGGTTTCGGACGCTGCACTCTATGGCGTTCCGGTATCTGGGGCTCACAACAACAGACGTGATGAAGGGCGCTGACTACAACGACCTTGGCAAGGCGCTTGGTGTTGAGTTCAGGTCACACGCTGCGCTGAAGATGGAAGACGGTCCGATGTTTGCTACCGGTGTCGGTGGCGATGCGTACATCAACATCATCAGCAAGGCGCGGGCAGCGGAGATTTCAGCCGAGCGGGAGTTCGACCGCTCTGCACACTGGAGCATGAGCCGGCAGCAACTGCGCCTGGTCGAGAATGCGCTGGCAAGATACAAGGACGTGCACGACAAGGTGGACTTCGTCGATATGATCGAGCAGTTCATCCTCGGTGGCGAAGGTCCGAACCTCGACCTGCTGATCGTAGACGAGGCACAAGACCTGACTCCGCTACAGTGGCGCATGATTCGAGAGGTCCTAGTACCACGGTCCAAGGTCGTATATTACGCGGGCGATGATGACCAGTGCATCTATTCGTGGATGGGTGTGGACGTGAAGGATTTCATGAACGCATCTGAGAATGTCACCGTTCTGGACAGATCGTATCGTCTACCCAAGCCGATCTACGATGTGGCTCAGAGCATCATCCGTCGTGTGGCTGTGCGACAAGATAAAAGCTGGGATCCGAATGATCACACTGGCACCGTCAAGTTCCATCATGATATCATGAACGTGGACCTACGAACTGGTGAGTGGCTTATTCTTGGCCGTACAAATCACATCGTCAACAAAGTCGCTTCCTCTCTCAAGGATCAAGGCTTTGTCTTCTGGCGCGAGGGTTCGGGTTGGTCCATCTCCCCGAAAACACTGAACGCACTGGAGGTATGGATCCGGCTATGCAGAGGCGAAAAATTCACCCCAATGGAAATGAAGACTTTTGGCTCGTACTTGAGAAAGGAAGTTATCAACCGCCAGGGGAAAAAACGCTTCAACAATTTAGACCCCGAGATCGCCTACTCTCTCGACGAACTCGTCGAGAACTGCAACATGCTCGTATCGAAAGAGATGCACTGGACCAAGGTTCTGCGTGTGGCGGAGAAGGAGGCACTGTACATAGCCTCTATCCGGAGGATGGGGGAGAGGATTCTGGGGGATGCGAAGCCGAGGATTCGTCTCTCGACGATTCACAAAGCAAAAGGTGGCGAGGCGGATAACGTCCTCCTTCTGACCGAGACCACAAAAACCTGTGACAAGAACGATCCGGTCCGAGGGCCGAGGACTACGGTCCGGCGCTGTTGAACCACGAACGTATCGCCACGATTTGGAACGTGCTGCTCCGTGCAAAGCTGCTCGACAAGATCACGCCAACAGAGGTGACGGCGATGATGATCGCCCTGAAGCTGGCCCGGCTTGCCGAGGACATGCACAAGGACGATTCGTGGGTAGACATTATCGGCTATGCCGCACTCGGAGGGGAGATTTCGAACGATGGCAAAGACACATCAGTTTGACATATTCGATGCTGAAGAACTCAAGCGCGTAGCTGCGTCAGGAGTTGAGGGTTCGTGGTCACCGCCATCGAGCTTTCCGGACCTGACTAGATTCGACCGCATCGCTATCGACCTCGAGACTCGAGACCCGAACCTGACACGGCTCGGCCCCGGATGGTGTCGCGACGACGGTTACGTCATCGGCTACGCTGTCGCGGCTGGGGATTTTGTGGGGTATTATCCTGTGCGTCATGAAGGCGGTGGGAATATCTCGGAGAAGAAGGTCGTCAACTGGCTGAAAAAACAGTTAGCCACGCCGCACATCGACAAGATCATGCACAATGCACTGTATGATCTGGGCTGGCTGCGCTGGGCCGGCATCGAAGTGCAGGGCCGGGTGATCGATACGATGGTGGCGGCGCCGCTGCTCGACGAGAACCGCCGATACTACAACCTGAACAGCCTGGCCCGTGACTATCTGAGCGAGTTTAAGAACGAAAAGCTGCTGCGTCAGGCGGCAGAGGTGTTCGGTGTAGATCCCAAGTCTGGCATGTGGCAACTACCTAGCCAGTTTGTCGGCCCATATGCCGAGCAAGATGCTGCTGTGACCTTGCGTCTGTGGGATCGTTTGGAACAGGAATTGCGTGATGACGAGTGCACTGGCATCTTTGAACTGGAGTCGTCGCTGACTCCGCTGCTGCTGGACATGAAGCAGGCTGGTGTCCGTGTTGATATTGACCGTGCCGAGCAGGTGAAAAAGGAACTGAAGTCCCGCGAGAACGTATTACTTAAAGAGATAAAGGCAGAGACCGGCGTCCTTGTTGAGCCATGGGTTGCCACATCGATAGCAAAAGCGTTCGACTCGCTTGGGCTGACGTACGAAAGGACAGAGAAGTCTAATGCTCCCGCCTTTACAAAAGCATTTCTTGCGAATCACGAGCATCCTGTCGCGCAGAAGATCGTACGCCTTCGCGAGTTTAACAAAGCCAACACGACTTTTATCGAAACTATACTCGAGCATTCTCATAATGGCCGTATCCATTGTGATTTCCACCCTCTTCGTTCAGATGAAGGGGGCACAGTTACCGGACGATTTTCTTCGTCCAACCCGAATCTCCAGCAGATTCCGGCGCGTGACCCAGAAATAAAGAAGATGATCCGTGGCCTCTTTATACCAGAAGAGGGACACAAGTGGGGATCATTTGATTATGCGTCACAGGAGCCGAGGTGGCTGGCCCACTATTGCGCGTCCCTGAAGGATCCACATCCTATGATCGCCGAGGTTGTGCAGGAATATCACAAAGGGGATGCCGACTTCCACCAGAAGGTGGCAGACCTTGCTGGGATCAGCCGCAAGGAAGCCAAGACCGTGAACCTCGGGATCATGTATGGCATGGGCAAGAAGAAGCTGGCCGGTGTCATGGACATCGAGGTGGACGAGGCGACCGAACTGTTGGGCAAGTATCACGACAAGGTTCCGTTCGTGAAAGGCATGGCAGATCTTGCCATGCGTCAGGCAGAGAAGAACGGATTCATCCGCACCGCTCTGGGACGCAAGTGCCGATTCAATATGTGGGAGCCAAAGATGTTCGGCTACCACAAGCCTCTGCCACTCGAAGAAGCCGCCAAGGAATATGGCGGTCGTGGGGCAATCAGGCCGGCGTTCACATACAAGGCTCTGAACAAGCTGATTCAAGGTTCGAGTGCCGACCAAACCAAGAAGGCGATGGCTGTGTGCTATTCAGAAGGATTCACACCAATCCTCACGGTGCATGACGAATTGTGTTTTAACGTGAACTCTGATGAACAAGCAGCACGGATCAGTGAAATAATGTCAACTTGTGTGAAGGGACTGAAGGTTCCCTTCGATGTGGATACCGAGCTTGGCGACAACTGGGGTGAGGTGGGATGATTGTACGGTTATCGTTGTCTGAGATGCTGCTGGCTGTCCAAATTGCTGGGCAGCAGCAAGTTCAAAACCTAAAACAAGGACGACAAGCACGATACGGCGCACCGAAAGACTTCGGCTCTGCTGTCGGTATTTGTCTAACAGGAATTCTGGGGGAAATGGCTACGGCCAAAGCTCTCGATAAATTTTGGTCGGGTAACGTAGGACAGCACGGAACAACAGATGTGGGAGGACAGCACGGTGTCGAGGTGAGGTCCAGAACAGAAACCGGCAGGAATCTTATCCTGCATCCACGGGATTCGGACGATAAAAAATATGTTGTCGCAGTAACGCAAAACGCCCCTGACATTCATCTTGTTGGTTGGTGCTATGGGAGAGACGGCAAGAAACAGGAGTTTTGGCAGGAATTCACTGGACGCCCCTGCTTCTTTGTTCCAGACGAAGCTCTTCAGCCAATAGAGAAGATACTAGAAAAATGAGGAAGTTTCGCTACCGACCAGCCATCATCAACGGAAACCCGGTCGTTCAGTTTCTGTTCAAGGAAATGCACAAGCAGCGTTGCTGTCAACTGGATCTGTCAGAGCGCGTTGGCCTGCACCGCGACACGCTGCGTAAGTGGCGCACGACGCACACCCCCAGGATCAGTGACATGGAAGCAGCACTGAACTACCTCGGCTACACGCTGAAGGCAGTGCCTATCAGGGAGAAGAAGGATGAACATTAAGTGCTTTGGCTGCGGCGGTGATGTGATCTGGGGCGGCGATCACGATGTCGAGGACGATGAAGAGTATTTCATCGTCTCGAATCTACACTGCAAGGACTGCGGTATCTTCTATCTTATGTATCACCCAACGCCGCCATCCGACGAGACAG